TCTACATCGACCCGGACGCCCGGTCCGTCGTGTTCGCTGCCCTTGCGCACGAGGGTCGCTATGAGGGCGCCCTGGAGTGGAGGAAGAAGGACGGCGGGGTGGTCGATCTTCATGCCTGGCTCGGTGGGGTGTACGACACCGAAGGCACCCTGACTGCGATCGAGGGCTACGCCACAGACATGACTGAGCTCCGGCGGACGCACGATGCCCTCGAAGCATCGGAGGAGAGGTACAAGGACCTTGTTGAGCTCTCCCCGGTCGGGGTGAGCGAAACGGACCCCGGCGGACGGATCACCTCGGCCAATGTTGGCGTGACGCTCATAGTCTTTTCATCTCCAGATCCACATACCAATCTTGTCCCATGGTGTCGCCGGTATACACGGATCGCTCAATGCGAAACGTTCCCTCAACAGATGCCGATTTGACCTTGCACCTATTGCCTGGCGTGAGACCCTCTGAGATCAGCGACCTTACGCGAAAGATACCTTTCTCACCGATCTCTGGTGATCCCACCATGCCGGATCCAACGTCAAGGCTGACGATGGTCTGCAAACCCTCATCGGATCTCAACAACACAACCTCTCCATCCTGAATACTGAAATCCAGACCGGCAGACTGAAGCGTGCGCTCGAGTAGCTTGGACGTTTGTCCGCTGCCTGAGAAACCTTTCGTAAACTCTGTGACCGATCCCCTGAAATCGCCCTCGCTGAGTTTTTTCTTGGCGTTGTCTTTTGCCAGGCCAAGATCATCCAGCATGGCGCCAACAACTTTCTCGATTTTGACGCCAGGCTTGAAAGAGATTGAGGATCTTGCCTTACGGTATCTGTCACCACCGTCCTTCGCTTCAATCGTGGTGATCCAGTCTGCCCCGCTGCGCGTGCTGGCAACAAAATTCAAATCACCATGAAATATCTTGCTAGTGTTGCCAACGTATCCGGCGATCAGTTCAACAAGCTTGATTTCCTCTCCGAGCTTGCTGCGTGTATCGGCAGACAGATTGTAGACAGTGATCTTTGCCGTGTTGGGCTCAGGCTTGAGCGTGCGCTGCACCTCGAAAGTCACGCGCAGAATTGGTGCGGTCACATCCTGATCTGTCGGCCTGGTTTTGATCTCTACGCCACCAACAACAAGCGACAGATCTCTGTTAAACAGTTTGGCCATCAGGTGTTGCCACCATAGATCAGGACAACTCGATCCCCAAGATCCTCAAGGCCGGCGTCAAAATCCTCTCCCTCCTGATCGATGGCGATGATATCACCAATTGGCTTGTCGCTCGCAGAGATCCTGGCAAGCAACGGCGTTCCGGTCACAACCTTGATGCCGCTGCGAATATAGTTGCCATCAACGTCAAGAAGGTCCATGTACCAAACACCGGCCCGATCATTCCAGGTAAAATAGAGCTCATAAGTGGTCTCATCCAGATCCACCTGAAAGCGATATTCCGTAGGGTCGCCACCTGAAATCACTGGCAGATCAAACGATGGCATCACTGAGCCCCAAAGAGAAAGTTTGTGCTAGATGCCAGCCATGACTCTGACTTGGTTTCTGCGGCTGTCTGGTTTTTTGCCTTGGATGTATTTTTGCGTTTTTTGCCCTGGTTTTTGCGCCCTCGGTTTTCCTCGACCGTTGCCGTTGCAGTGGTGGCGATCTTGACCTCTTCAAGATCAATGCTGACCTCAATGATGTTGCCCTTTGGCGCATCGCGCGTGCATCTCACCGATGTGATTGCCATGTTGGTGTAGTTTTTCAGGCTGGTTGCGATCTCAACTAGCTTGCCGGATTCTTTGATTTCCTTGAGCTTGGCAAAGGCCTCCTCTGCGCGCCGGGGGGACGTTCCCAAGAAACCCAGAAACACAAGCGGCGTATTGCTGATCACGCCAACAAGATTCACCGCATCAGGCTGATCTACGATGTGATCTGAGATCGTTGACCCATCCTCAACCGGGTGCCTGGTCACAGACGCCTGCATGATGTGTGTCTGACTCAATGTGGCGTCAAACTCGATGACGGCCGGGCCGCTTCCCTCTGTGGCCTCCTCACCGAGTCTCACGCCAGCATCTTGCCGCAACAGTAGCTCAATCAGTGCCATCAACCACCCCCCGCAGGGACAAGCTGTGCCTTGGCATCCCTGAGTTGTGTGTTGATGTTGCTTGAGGTCTCGGCGGCAACTTTCTTGGCCAGCTGGTTTTCATCCATGCCTGGCGCAGCGTTCACTACGGTGCCGCCCATCTGAATCTGAATTTGCTGAGAGCTCAATCCCTGAGATCGCAAGCGAGCCTCTGTTGTCAGGGGGATGTCGCCAAAGCCAGACAGATTTTCACCAAAGCTGCCTTGCAGGTTTTTGATACTTGAAAGAGCGCCAGACAAATCACCACTCAATGCCTTTCCGGCAGCGCTGAGCAAATCTCCAATCGGATCCGCCACAAGCTTGAACGTCTGCAAGATGAAATCAGCCAACACTGAAAACAATGTTTTGATGTCTTCTATGGTCTGTTTTGATGCTCCGAACATTCTGGCAAAAAATTCAAACCAGAACACCAGGGCATTGTTCAGGATGGCCAAGATTGCACCCGGTATGCTACCGAGCTCATCAAGCCAATATTGAAACTCGCCAATCAGGCCACCGATCACGGAGCTGCCACCTTCCCCCATGGTGAACAGGTCTTGGATGATTGCGGCAATGGCCACTCCTATGACGGCCAGCAAACCGGCAACCAACAGGATTGGCCCAGCGGTTGCGATCCATGCGGCGATTGCTGATACCCCCATCACCTGCCAGGCAACAGACAGCCCAAACACGGCCGCGGCCACGCCGCCAAGAATGAAAGTGAATTTGACAAACTCGGGGTTGTTCTCAATGAATGTTGCGGCGGCCATTGCCATGTCACGCATCGCCACAACGGCCTTTGTGACAACAGGCAAGAACAGGGCACCAAGGGTCGCCTGCACTTGAGTGATCTGGCTGTCCATGCCGCGCATGGCGTTGGCGTAATCATTCGCCGTTCTGGCTGCATCACCAACCGATCCTTGGGCACCAAGCTGCCGAAAGATTGCAGCGGCCCTTAGTTGAATGCGCTGGCCTTCCGACATTTGTTTGTAGGTTTTTGTGATTCCTTGCCTGAGTGCCTCTTGCTCAATGGCGGCAACGCGCACATCAACCCCGAATCGCTGCAATGGTTCGGCAGATCCGATCAGCCCGGATCTCAGTGCAACAAGGGCCTCCTCTGGCGTGGCGTCATTGAATGACGCTGCGTCCAGTGCGAGCTGAGTCATTTGGGCGGCAAGGTCCCCCGCTGCCTCTGCGCTGCCTAGCTGTGGCTTTACCAAGGCACCGATCTGTGAGGCATAGTCACGTAGCTTGAGCGTGCTCTGACCCGTTTGGCCGGCCAGGTCGTTTAGCTTGGCCTCTGTGGCCCCGGCAGCATCGCCGAACACTGCCCCGAATTTGTTGGCGCTTTCCTGAGCTGCAGAAGCTTGCTCAATCAGTACCTTGAAGCCACGATAAACGGCCCCGCCGGCAAACGCCGCCCCTATGGCCAGGGCAACGCCCTTGAGCTTGTTCATGGCCCTGTCGGATCGGTCGATGCTCCCATTGTCATCAACCTCAAGGCCCACAAATAGCTCTCTGATCGTTGGCATTGCCTATCCCCTGGCCGCTTCCATCTCAGCGATCTCTTTCAGATCTAGCATATCATTGGCGTCCAGAACATCGACAATGGACCATTGCGAAAACACGGCAGTATGCGTATCGAGGCCCGCCAGGATGCAGCGCCACATGGGCCAGTCATCCTGCAGGTGCTCAGGAATGTCTACGCCTGGGCTTTTGTGTCTTGGTCGCCGGCGCTTTCGGCCAAGACGGCGAATAAATCCGGGTTGTTGACTTCGACGGCAAAAGCCAGCCACTTGAGCATGGATTGCATTCTGCCGGCGAAATGCACGTCAAACAGCTTGGCCAGGTGCTTGCCATCAACAAGCGTTTGCTCAGCCATCCAATCCACACACTCGAGGATTAGATCCTCATCAGCGCGATCCAGCATCAGGGCCGCGATCTGTTTGAAGTCCAGGGCGGCCAGGTCAAGATCTGCCATGGATTTTGGGATCTTGCCAGTCCTGAGAACGGCGTTGGCGCCATCCCCAAGCGCCGGCAAGATGATGTGGGCCAGGCGTTTCAGTAGTTTGAAGCCCTGCCGGGCCGGCAACTGGCTGACCCGATACTCTTCACCGTCTATGTGTTTCGTGCGTGATTCAAGTGCCATGCGGCAATCTTAGTTGCCGCCAGGAGAATCCACAAGGTTGGGAGTCTCAAACACCCATTCTCTGGTGCCAGATTCCTTGCCGTAGGCACTGACCGGCGGCTTGACGATCCAGGCTTTTTCGGCCGCGTGCAGGCTAAATCCGCTTGAGTCCTTGATCTGCAACGGCAGGACGCTGGCGCCACCGGGGGCGTTCTCATCGGCCGCCAACAGGGTGGCAAGGGCCGCATTTGCGCTTGAGCTCTGCATGAGCGTGACTGTGATGCGGGCGCTGCGATCGTTTGACTTGGATCGCGTTGACTCGCCATCGGCACCAACCTGCAGCGAAAATGAGTCAGAGTTGCGCTCGATGCTCACGAAATCATCCGGGCCAAACCCGGTCATGATGACGGGGCCAAACGTGCACAGCACCTCATCGCCGGCATAGGTGGTCAATCGGTCATTGTAGCTCATGGGTCTCTCCTTAGACGCTCACTGTGCCATCGATCTCGATGCTGTGAATGGCTCCGGCCAGTTGCCCGCTAAACGTGACATCAGGCAAGAGACGGTTTGCGCGATCCACAGAGCTCACCGATGCAACCAAAGGCGTTGAAACGGTTGGCTCTGGATCGCCTGCCAGAACACCCTGAGAGACCGCCTCGCGCAATTGCGCTCTGACCGAATTCTCTACCAGGGCAACGCCTGCATCGGTATAGGGGACCTTTTCTGTGTTCGCCAACAGGGAAAGGATCCTTTCCTGCAGGCGCGAAAACAGCCAGTCAATGCCGCGCGTGATGTCGAGGAATCGACCCGATGCAGCGTAACCGCCAATCGTGAGCGAAAGCCCCTTGGCCTGAACGTAATAGTTGACGCTGTTCCCCTCGAGGTTGCCGCGCTCAGTATCGGTCAGCGTGTCGACAGTCACCCCGGCCAGGCTCTTGAATGCCCATGTGGAGCTACCTGGATCGCTCGGGAACCTGTTGCCCATCCATGCGGAACCGGCCGAGTCCTGGGGGGACCCTGACCAAATCAGTGATGTGCGATGATACCCGGCCAAAGACAAGACCTCTCCAAGGCAACCGCTGTCTGCATCAAGCGTGCTCTGGTCTGCAGTTTCTGCAAGGAAAAGCTTGCGGTCAGCTTCGACGGCCGCCGCCAGGGCCGTGACCTCTGCGGTTGCACAATACTCGAGCAATACACCATAGAAATCACTATCTTCTGACTTGATCGCCGCATAGTCTGCAGCGATGCCGGCGTCAGCCGTTTGATCGTTGTACTGCAGCAAGGTGCGGCTGTTAACGGCGAGCGTGAAAATATCGCCAGCCACGTCTGCGTCAAGGTCAAACGTGCCGTCAAGATTGTCAGTAGCTGTCACCGGTTCGGCGCCGAGGTTGATGGCTGACACCAGGCCAGCCGCGATGTCAGCTGCAACTGCAGTAACCGCGGTGAAATCAAAGTCAGTGCCATTGATGTTCACCGTGTACAGTTGTCCGTTGACAGCACTGTCAACCGTCATGACGATGCTTTGGGCGCTTGGGGTGCTCGAGCGCTTGCCAACCTTGATGCTCGATACTTTGGGGTTTTGGCTGAAAATCTTTGCAGCGGTGAGCACCGCCGGATCTGTTGCCGCAAAACCATCATCGGTCATGGCCGTGGTGCTTGAGTAGGACCTCACAAGCTCTGGACCATAAACGCTATGATGCGCCATGATGAGCGGCGTCCCAAAGCCGTCAGCCGTCAGCGCGGCATCTTGCACTGTGATCGTTAGTTGTACAATTTCGTCAACCAGGCTCATTGCAGTCTCCTAGCCCAAAGTCTCGGTTTCTGTGATGTCGCCACCGGCTGCGCCGCCAAGCGTGCCATCGGTTTCGACCGTTTCGATGTAGGTGCTCGAGTCGCGATAAATTGCCGTAGCCTCACAGCGCAAGTCAAAGCTTGCTCGATCCAGCCACTGATCTGCGACAAGTTGCGTCAAGTCCAACACTCCCAAATCCGTCGAAACGGCAACGCCCGCCTCACGGAACAAAGACAGCACAGCCTCGCTTTTGAGGGAAGCCCTCAAAATCTCGCACCTTGCCACAGCTCGATCGTTGCCTGACGTGATTGATCCAGGGTCAACATGCACCTGCACTGATAGCGTAAACGCGCGCTTACCTGTGATAACCTGGTTGACGGTGAGCCCTGACGTTGTGAATTGTGATTCATCCTCGCCAAGCTTGGTTGGACCGGCGATCATGTCAAGAGATGCGTATGGGTAGGCCGGGCGATCAAGCCCCTGCCTTGCCCATTGCACAGGGATGCCGAGCACCGTGTTGACCCATTCATACAGCTTGCCCTCAATGCGCTCGAGATCCAGGCCGTTGACCACTTGGGCATTGTGATCGAAAAACAGGGCCGTCATCGCTCAGACCTCTTGGCAAAGCCCTTGTATGTCGAGGCCGCAGGCGTGTGAGTGACGTGCTGGATGTGCCATCGCTGGCCCTCGGAATCAAGCTCAACCTCATCGGCCAGCATGAGCTCTGTGTTGCAGAATACCACGGCATCGCCCGGGTTAATCGTACCAGCAGGCGCTTGCTCAAGATCCTTTTGACTTGCTGGCTGAATGCAAATCTGCACATCGGTTGACGTCTCTGCGCCCTCTGAGACCATGCGGCCATTGGTGATGGTCGGCGCCACACGGCGATAGAGTTTGCCGGGCTCAGAAAAATAGGTCACCGCATCAGCGATATATGAGCCAAAAACGCTCATTTACGCACCACCTTGCCAGTGACGGCATTGTACAGATCGCCGGTTTTCCTAAGCGGCGTGCGTCCGGAGCCATCCTTGAGCGGCGGCGGGATCCCGCTGTCGATCTTGCGCTTGATGTCGTTTGTCACTGCATCGGCCAGCGCATCAAGCTGCCTAGATGCCCCTGAGCCGTTGATGATTGACTTGACAGCGGCTTTGACCTGATTGACGTATTGGCCCTCATTCTCATCCATTGTGGACCTCAGAAACGACCGTGAGGGCACCTTGCCGTCCTGTGTGCCGTACTCTTGAACGGCGGCGATCTCTGTGATCGACAGGGCTCGATTGACGCCCTTGAGGTCCCCCGGCTCACGGTCAGACAGGTCACTGAAGCTGCCGCCATCTGTCACGCCGGCAACCACCGTGTGCTTGGACATGAATCCGAGCTCACGCATGATGCGCTTGTACCCAAGATCGATGTCTTTGACGTTGCTCACAGCTTTCGACTCCCAAACACAAGCTTTCTCAGAGCAATATAGCGCGTTCCGTATTTGGTGGTTGAATACCAGTCAGAGCCATCGCCGCTTGAGCTCGATGACGCAAAGCTGACGCTGCGATCCCCAACTTTCATCTGAGTGATCGCGCCAACGTCAGAGGTGGCTGAATCCAATAGTTTTTGCAGGATGTGCGCAGCGAGCCACAGGATCCCATCGTCGGATCTAGTGCCCCACGCTGTGGCGCTAACCTCTCGAGAGGCCTCGGCCAGGCAATCGGTGATGAGCGTCTCATCCTCGCTGCCTAGCGTTGGAAACTTGGCCTGGAAATCCGCCAGCGTAGCCATGGGCTACTCCTCTGCCGGATCCATGGGCTCCAGATCTGGCGTAGGTTCTGATTCTGGCGCCGGAGCTGACGCCTCTGGCTCTGGCTTGGGCTTTGGCTTGCGCCCTCTCTTGCGTTTTGACTTTGGCTTTGTCTCTGGCTTTGGTGCATCTGCGGCGGTCTCAGCCGCCGGTGCATCCAATCGCTCTAGCCTGCCACTCGCAAGCATGGCCTTGATCACGGGATGCTCAAGCAACGCATCGGGCAAGCTGCCCTCTGTGGGCTTGTGGCCCCGCCTGCCGTCAAGCTTGCGCCCTTCGACAGACACGGGGCCACCGTGATTCAAGATACGGGCCATTATGCCTTGACGCCGTCTAGGTAATCCATGGCGCCCGGGTAATGAACCTCGGTGCCCGCCGTTGACGCCAGCATGTAAACCAGGGTTTCGAGCCCCTTGGCCTCCGGCGGCAACTGCAGCATTTCTTGCGGGATGCGTTGCACCAGCGTCATCGGGCTGCGGTCGTACATGACCGCACGTCCAACTCCGCCAGCGCCCGCATCGTTGCAGCGCCACCAAGAGAAAATCTCAAGGCCGATATCGGCATGGGCGTTGCGCAAGAACTGCAGGATCGTGGTATCGGTGCCAGTGCCGCGGGGCGTGTTCGCGATGTGCAAATACGCCTCAGTTGGCAACAGCAACGTGTTGGGGGTCTCGGCCTCAAGACTGCCATCCTGAATGCGCGACCTCATGCCGGCCACCTCAGAAATGATGGTGTCAGGGGTTTCGCCCGTCCATGCGCCGGCAGATGCCGTGACAGAAACATTGCCCTCATTGAGAGCGCCATCGGCAATGCCGTGCTCAGCTGAGCCGAAACACGCCACCTCTTCAAGCTTGCGCTCGATGGCCTTGGCCACAACCTGCGCGCGTCGCGCGTTGAGCGGAAGTCCTGCCAGCATGGCGGCCTGCAGCTCTTTCCAGGTCCAGCCGTAGTGCATTGCAACCTCACGCACTGGCCGGTTGAATTCTGCGCCGCTCAAGTCACCACGCGGGATGTCTTTTGCATTGCCAGAGATGATTTTAGCCTCGCCGGCATCCGTGTACTGGCGATAGGTGGTGCTCATTGCGCCAGGACTATCGGATCCATCCACCGGGATAAACTGTCGATGCTTGAGAGACGGAAACTTGGTGTCATACGTCTCTTGCGCGATGCTTTCGAGCTGACGAGAGAAAAACACGCCCTCATCAGTGTCTTGCCGTAGGAATCTGCTAACGCTCATCTAAGTATCTCCCATGCCTTACGGCAAGTTGAGCTCCAACAAAGCGAAGCCGTTGGCGGCAGTGCCACCCTCAACCCACTTTGCTCCAGAAGTGATTTCCTCTGCATCGGCCGTATCCGCATCCATGCGGAATGCTCCGAGGTGTTCGCCTGCACCGGCAGTGTGCCGCACAAAGACAGGGTCACCCACCGCAACGTCTTGATCGATGAGCACCCAAACCAGGCCCTTGCTTACCACGGAGGCCATCGCCTCGTCACTGAGCGAGCTGGATCCGGCCACGGCATTTTGATGCTCATGTGCCACAACGCCAAGCACTGTCTCGCCGGTTGCAAATGCCTCAACCTGAGTGTCGCCATTGACCGCGTCAGGGATGACGGCCACCCCAAACTTGAGCTCAGCGCCTGAGCCGTTTGCTCGGCTGTAGACACTGTGCGGTCCATCGCCCAAAAGACCAGGAAATGCCTTGGCCGGGGTTTCGCTGTAGCTAGTCTGGCTCATGATTATGCCTCTCCCTGCACAGGGGTTTTCCAAGCATCACGATGACGCTTGATCATTTCTTGTCGGGCCTTGTCTGCGCTGCGCTCCGGCGCAACGTCAGTGCGCCCGGTTGGCTGCGGTGCAAAGCCATCCTTTTTGACGGACGGAGCCGATTCAAGCACCTGGTCAAATCTCGCCTGCAGGTACGCCGCGTCACATCCATCCAGCTTTTCAGCTGCGGCAGGCGAAACAGCGACCACAACGGCGCGCTTGACCTCATCATCGGACATGGCGTCAAGCTTGACGTCATTCTTGAGATACTTTCCGGCGTTGCGCTCGAGGTCCAAACGCGCCTTGACGGCGGTCTGGATCGACTCATGAGAGGTCACGGCTTCGGCATCCTTGCGGGCCTGGCTTGCCTCTTCTGTGGCCTGGTCAGCGCGCGCTTTCTCTTTCTCGAGATCCTTGCGATATGACTCTGCGAGTTCAACAGCCTCATCGGCTTTAGCGGTCAGCTTGTCAATCGCTTGCGCGCCTTGCTCACTGAATTCGATATCAACACCGTCGATTTTGCGTTGTGCCATTTGTTTCTCCTCAGGCTTCGCGTTGCCTGTCGACTCATCCAAGACAGCATCATCAGAGTCAAGACGCAAGCCCACATCGGGCCCGGCCCTTCCTTTTGTCACAAGGGCCACATGGTTCCCTCTAATATTGCGCTGGATCGCATCGTAGCGCAAGCCGGCTGGCAAGCCCTCGCTCCCATCGGTCACGCCGGGCACGGTCTCAAGCTCACAGTCATAGCCGCAGCTCAGTTGCGTCTTGCCTGACTCAACATCAGCAATGGCTGACTCATCCGTCACCGTGATAAGGGATGAGACCTTGTCACCGTCAACTCGAACATTGCCAACCGTACCCACCTGAAACTGGTGCGTGTTCTTTGTATCGAGCTGAACGGGCGGATGGTTGTTGGTCAGCGCCACGCCATCGAAAGAGCCCAGCGCATCGGCCCGAAACACCTCGGAAGGCAACCGCAGCTCACGCCTGACGGTGCCGTCTCCATTTCGATAGTTGAACACACCAACGCGCGTGATGGCTGCATCTGCCTTCAAATAGCCATTGTCTAGCTTTTGATGAGCATCAAGCCTGCAGGCGTCAAAGCGTCTGACCATACCGCAAAGACAGCAAACCTGGCCTCAGATTACAACAGGTTCTGCATAGCATCGGCACCCGATTGGCTCGCTCGGGTGACCATCCGCCGGCGGGTCATCCCACCTATACGTTCGCCCATCTCGCTCAGCATGCGCCGGCCTTGTGCGATTGTCTCTCTGGGATCGCCAAACATACTCATCAACCCCTAGCTCGGCGTGAGCCTGTTGCGTCATCCTGCCCTGCAGCTTACGCACCTGATCGTCTGCGATCACCCTGGCCCGGCCCTCAGATACGCCAGTGATCTTGCGTATTTCCTCACGCAACTCATCTTGCGGCGTGTTGGCGGCAAAGGCTCGAGAGATGGCTTTTTCAACCTTGCCAACGTGCTCGGCCCTGAGTGACTTGATGAGCGATGCATTTTCTGAGGCAAAACGATCGCGCAATGTCTCAAACCTAAGGTTTGGCACAGGCACCTCTCCAAGCACACTCACAATCTGCTCTCTAGTGCTAAGGTTCACCCTGGTGCCAACCTGCAGGCCAACGTTGGCCACCTCATCCCTCAGGCGCTCTTTCTGGTATTCGTCGCGAATTCGATCCATCTCTGCCGAAATCACGTCATCAAACGGGCCATCAAGCCTGGCGGGCCTGAGGCCTTCAAGGCGGCTTGTGACTCGATTATCAATGCGATCGGCCATGTCGCCAATCATGCCAGTCAGCGCGGCCGCATAGGCCCTGACCTGACCATCAACCCCGCGTGGCCTGGGGAGCCTGCGCCTGCGGCGAGCTTTCGGCAGTGCGTTGCTTTGCCTGAGCGTCGCAACCATTTGTTGAAACCACGTCATGTCTATTCGTCATCTGTTTCTGGCGGCACCGGCTGAGCTATTGGCGGCGGAATCATGACCGGCAACTCTGGCTCTGGCTCTGGTTCCGGCCGCACCTCTTGCAGCGGATATTTGTCCTTGATGCTCTCACGGATCTCAGGCTCATCCAGTGCGCCGATATCGAAATACGTCTTGGCCGTCTCAGACTCTTTCTTGTCAACCTCTGCCTGGTCTTTATCGTCAAGCTGCCACAGCCGCTCAAACTCAACACACCAGTCATCGGGCTCTTGTCTCTGTGGGCTCTCAGGCTCATTGATGATGTATTTGCAAAGAGTCTCCAGGTGCGGCAATAGGTACGCCTCTTGCATCGAGCTGATCCAGTCGTAAAACAGCCTGATATCACTGGCGCCGGTTGCGTTGAGCCCAGCGGGGGACTGCCCCATCAGCAACGTCACGGGGATGCGGGTGCCAGCAGACAGTCTCAGGGAATACCCCTGCAAAAGATCTGGCAGCCCGGTGATCGGGGTTGAGATGCGCATTGCATCCTCTGAGTCTGCGTCCAATGGGATTGCGCGCAAAGAGCTGCGGCACATGTCCATAGTGGCCAAGCGATCTGTCACAAGGCCGTCATTGTCTGATGCCAACATTTCTGCGAGGTCCTTGATCTTGTAGACCATCTGAGAGAAATCTTGCACCAGGTTGCCAACCGTGCCCCATGCTAGGCCGTAATCTCGAATGACCTCAGACAGGCGAATGAAAACAGAGTCGGCCCATCCACCATTGCGAATGATGCGTTGCAATGGAGTGTCAACTGTTTCCACAAGCATCATACGGCTCATGTCTAGCTTGGTGCCAGTCACGCCACCAGCATGATTGATGAATGACAGATCCGTGCCCCTGCCATAGGTGTCAGACAGTGGGTTGCCGTCTTGGTTTGAAAAATGAAATGACCAACGATTGAACGTGACAAGCTTTTCAATCATGCCACCATCAGGCAATGGTGTTTGCATGCCATCGAAACCCTCGAGCTCATCAGTGGCGATCATGGTCACTCCTGCACCAAACACGCGCGACCACAGCAAGGCCTTGTATAGGTGTTGCTTGACCCTGAGCTCTTCAAGGCGGTTGTTGACGTATTCGGTGAGATCGGGTTGTTCGGCAGCATTGAACGCAAACCCTTTGCGAACCATTTCGCGCGCCGGGATTTCTGCGATCGATGCCGCTACATCATCGCCTGAATATAGGTCAAGCCATTGCTGTTCTGACAGATTGTCAGCCGCTGCCCTGATGCGGCCGCCCTCGCGTTTGTCCTGAGATCGGCCAAGGCCGGTCACGATGTTCTCAAAGCCGTCAGTGACTCTCTTGAAAATGCTTTTGCTCATGGCTTGCGCTTTCTCCGGCGGCGGCTTTTGAGTTGTGAAGATCTGATCTTGTACAACACACGCAATGAGTCGCCTTTTGTGGCTTGTTCGGCTCCAGAATCGAACCTAGCAAGATCCTGGCGGAAAGTCAGGTCAGGCGGTGGATCGCCGTATTTGCGCACCCAAACGACATCCCCACAAAACCGTGCCCGATATTCATCCAGTAGCGCCAAAGGGTCCCCCGTGATGCGCTTGCGAACCGGCCGCGCCCCCGAGTCGTCCTGCACCCAAACCGTCCACAGCATCATCTTTTCCCCAGAGCCTTGAACCTCTCGAGCGCCGCAAGCTTGGATCTGGCCCTGTTGAGATATTGGCTTGTTGTGTCTACCTGATCGGCATATGCGGTTGATGGGAAAGCCGTGATTTCGTGCACGTATCCCTCAACCCATGGGAAACGATCCTTTGGCGGTATCAGCACCTGGCCCGATTCCCACATGGATGATGTTGAGTCAAGGCGTTGCTCTTTGGAACCCACTGGCTTGATTGGTTTCATGCGGGGCAAGATGCCATCCAGATCATCGAGCACAGGCGCACCGTCTGCGGCCTCTTCAATCAGGATCTCGCTGTAGGTCGGAAAAAGCTCGGCCAACTTGACCACCTGACGCTTGTTCTGTGAGTGCCCCCAGCGACCGCGCACCTGATCGATCAGGTAATGCCTGCCGCCAAACGATCCCCATGCCTGGCCAACCACAAACGCACCCTTTGGCACATCTTTTTTGCCGATGTTCAGATCCCATGACAATCTGATGGCGTCAAACTTGGCCGGCAGCTTATCCCAATGCCTAACCCATTCCTCTTTGATGATGCCGCCACCCGATGGGGTTGGCCTTTGTTGCTCTTGGCCGGCAGCTGCGTTTGGGCCCAGTTCCTCGGCTCGCTTGTCTGCGGCCGCCTCTCCGATCCTGTCGGGCCACATTAGTTCACCATCATCCTCGCGAGGGTCCTGCCATCCGGTCACGGCAACATGGCACTTGCGGGGCCCCTCATAGCGCATGGGCAGCATGAGGTGCTCATATCCGCCACGCTCGAGAACATGGCCGCTCAGGTCTCTTTCGTGCAGTCTTTGCATCACAATGATTCTGGCAGAGTTTAGTACGTCCACAACACGTGAGGCCATAGTGTGATCCCACCACTCGATCACCTTTTCAATCTCGGCCGTGCTGACCTTGGAAGTGCTCGCGTCCAACGGTTTGATAGGATCGTCAACAAGCTGCAAATTGGCGTGCTCGCCAGTGATGCCACCGCCAACGGTCGACGCCAAACGGAAACCGCCCTTGTCATTTCTGTACAGTGATGCCGTCCATGAGTACGGGTTTGGGTTCCAATCATCCCATCGCAGGCGATACCACTCATGTTCCATGAGCATGCGTGCTCGCAGCGAGTCACGTCGCGCGATCATGTCTGAATAGCTTGAGGTGATCCATTTTGTGCGCGGATCCACGGCCCATGTGTACGCCGGAAAAAACACAGAGCTCAACAGGCTTTTGCCAGTGCCGGGCGGCTGGTTGATGACTAGCCTTGAGATCTGGCCACGAAAACACGCCTCAAGGTGCTCACAGATTGCATCGATGTGCCAGTTGGATTGAAATGGTGATGCAGGCTCAACCAATGGCCAGGCAAGCTCTGTGAACACGCGCAACCCGCCAACTTTTTTGCATTGGGCCTGGTCTATCTGGATGCCGATTGCGTCTTGCTCACTCAATGGTTGCATCGATCACCTTTGGTGGCTCATCGCCTGCGGCCAGAGCTTTTTCACGCAGGGCCCGAAACTGTTTGAGCTCATCCATGGTCAGATTGTCAAAGTTGAGCTTTTCTGCAGAATGGCGATGATCGTGAATCTCGATCGGCTTGTCGCGCGCCAATCGCTCGAGCTTGTGCGCCATATCCAGCAGGGCTCGCAGTTGATCCAGGGGAATGGATGGGCGCTTTTTCGTATCAGGATGTTTGGTGTTGACCTCAAGCAATGTCATCCATCTCTTGAGCTCAACCAGGCCAAGCTTTTGCATGAGCCTGGCGTGCCTGATTTGCGTGCGCACCATTTGCTTGGCGCCGGCCTTGATTTCCTCTGCCATTGCCGTCTGTGCAGTATCGTGTCGCCACTTATCCCAGAGGGCAACACGCTTTCGCCAGTCCCATGACCGGCTGAGCTTGTAAACTGCATCCTTGCGCAATCCTACGGCCCTGCCAGCGGCGGCAACCGAACGGCCAAGCCCCATGTCACGATACACAAGGAATGCCATCCAATGCTCTTCAATCTCATTGGGTTGGCGTTCCCAGGCTCTGCGCTTGGGGGAGTCTATGACGGTCTGTTTATCGAGGCCCACACAATGATCCTGATACGGATCAGGGCCATGCGTCAAGGCAGCGGATAGACTAGTTGGTATTTCAGGGCGATACCAACCAAGGCCGTTTCCCATTGCTCTGGATCGGTGTGATCATGCACCTCTTGCAGATCAACCAGCAGCCCACGGCGATCATCTGTCTCAACACTGAACGGCAAACGACCAACCACAACAGAATCAGTGGCACATGCGCCCTCGATTTCAGCAATGTAGTCATCATCATGGATCAGGCACCCGATAGCACACTTGAGCCCATCTGGTGTGCGATACCTGCAGACCATTAGGTTGGGCACCTTTTCGCTTGGGGCCATGGCTGGCCCGCCCTGTTGCCGCAGATGGGCCACCACTTTCTCGAAAATCTCTTGATTGGTCATGGCGATTCTCAGTCAAGCTGCGATAGACGCTCTTGTTCAATAGCCTGAAGATCTTCCATTTGCTTGCGATAAAAATCCTTGTACCGCATCAGGGCATCTGCCACGTCCTGAGCGTCATCGCGTGACACAAAGATCGGCGAATGCGAATCACTGCGGCTGCGCAGAATCACCGATGCCGTGCACTCAGGAAAGCAAGACTCCAGGTGCTGGATGAATCTATGACAATCAACCGCAAGTTGTGCAACCTGAGTCGCCTGATCGCCATAGATGCTCTTGAATTCTCTGAGTGCCTCATCTGTCTTGGGTGTTTTTGACATGTGTTAATCCTCTCTGTGGTGCCTGCCGACACCTAGTTGAATGTTTGTGAAATCGCCTTTGATGTGCCGATAGATTTCAAGCGCATCCTCGAGCGCATCAAACACAAGCACTTGCTCATGTCGCCACGTGCGCTCGCCATCAACGTGCAACACCTGTCCAGGGATCCTGAGATACGCCATCACGGCAGCCCCTTGACGTTGAGCGTGTCAACAAATTGGCGCACGATGTCAACGCCTGCCCCGGTTGGGAAATCATGGCCGTCATCATTCAGGGCCGCCAGCACGATGGCAAAACCATATGCGGCAACCTCATGCGATGTGAGTCCCTCATCGCGCAACTCTCGATAAGTGATCTCGGCATCAACACTGATTGCTCGATATCGCGCATTCATTCCCTCATTGTTTGACATTGGATCGATCCTTTCTGATTTTTGCTCTCAAATCTGTCTGTGATGACAGGTGCCAAAACCCGCATCGCCTGCACATGTACGGAAACAGCTCGGGGGCGTAGCGATCTGACGCTGTGCGATTGCGGCGGATCTTTTTGCACTCCCTCGCAGCCGAACGCTTGCTTCTGAAAGAGCGTTTCCAACAATTCATGGCAAAGGCAGTCTTGGGCATGATGGCTGTCTTGTTTTGCACTCGAGACGGCAAGCCCTCAGCGAGCGCAATTCTGCGTCTCTGACTTGGCCCTGAGTCTCTCTTGCGTTTGTCCATGCGTTGATGGCCGTGGCAACCACCGCGGCAACCACAACCATCCACACACGCACAGTGCAGTGGCACTTGCGCTCACTCACGATCAAGTCTCGATGCTGAGGCGCTTGGTGGTTGTGCGCTCGCCGGTGACATCGCCGTTAGATTTCACCAACAGGCTGGTGTATCCGGCATCTTTCATGACGGCAATCAGCGATTTGATTGCTTTCTCAAGCGGTTTGCGTTTCGATTTGCCTGGCCTTGGCTTGGCCTTCATAGGAAAGCCGTGCTTGCGCTTAACGGCCGCAATCTCCCGAGGGCCACAGTGGCCAAATTGACCGCTCACCACATCCTTAATCTCTTTATAGCTCTTTCCCTGCTTTATCAGGTCGACGATCATTGACTCCATACTGTTACGAGTCTCGATGACTGTTGCCCCGTAGCCCATGGGCATTGCGTTGGATGACATTGGGCAAAATCCTTTCGGTTGATGTTACCTAGACGGTAACACAGCCGTCAAAGGAGCGCAAGGTTATTTCGATCCTGGGATCGTTTTTGTCTCTGAATTCGAGGATCCTGACATCCTTGGCTTGCTTGTCGTTTTTGACAATGCCCGCCCCAAGAGTGCGGCCGCACTTTTCCTGCATGACGTCAAGGGCACCCTGCGCCGCGTTGATGGCATCCATGCGCTGACCATGGCCCAAGTACACGGCCACCGTCACGGCAACCGGTTCGGTCAAAATCTCACGACCACCCCACTGCAGGCGCAGTTGCATGATCGCCATGTCTCGCCACTGACGCACGTCATCCGGCAGAGCTCGCCGCCGGCCGAGCCGCTGGCGCTTGTAGGACACCGGGGGGCCCTTGATGGTGAGCCGGTATTCATAGTGATTCATCACTCGTTTGCATAGAAAATCTCGAGCGCTCGAGCAAGGTGTTTGCGCTCAAAGATCTCTGCATCCATCTCAATGCGGGAAAAACTGAAACGCATTGCATCGCAATGAATCTCGGCAACCTGTGCCTCATGCTCTTTGGCTGGCCACTTTTCAAACTGCCATGCATGACGCAGCTCATGGATCAGCGTCATGACCGTCACCACAATCGAGTCATGCACATCGAGCGGCGCCAGCTGTCCGCTAAACCTGTGTGTGGACGTGTTCCAAACCATGCTGACCTTGGCATACATGCAACACGGCACGTTGAGCGTGATAACGTGGCCTAGCTTGTCGCTGACCGTGTGGCCATAATTATCCATGTCGCTGCCGGAATGAATGGCCACGGGCAAGCGAATGGGCCTGGCATATCTCTTGGCAACGGCCATCAGTCCAGCAGGGCTGATCCCAGCAGTCCCCCAGGCCAGGGCATCGCCATCATGTCGCCATCGAACCTGTCCCATCCGGCAAGTCTACCCGTACCGCTCAGGCTTGTCCTGATCGCTTTTCCAGCTAAAAAACCCTGACTTATTGACTGCGTTGCGCAGATAGTCGCGATCAAATCCATGCATGATGACGCGCCGCGCAATCTTTTCCATGGCCTCTGTGGCCTCATCGGCCACCTGGTTGAACACCCATTGACCAATGAACCAACCGCCCACACAGACGCCAACAGCCAGCCCGGCGATGAAAAAGATCAGGCTTTCGGCCATAGCTTGTACCTTAGCATCACACAAATCATGGCGATGTTGAAAAGATAGTTGAGCATCAGCGGGGCCGAGGCCGCATGGTCGGCCACCACGTAGGCAGACATGGCAATCTCGCCGCCGGCCCAAAGCATCAGAAACGACATAGACAGGCCTCGAGCATGCCCCATGCGCCAGCAGTAGTGCGCCTGCGGCACTGCGCATGCACTCAGAAACAGCGCGCCGATCCAACCGATCATTTCCATGAGTCATCATCTCCCATGGCCACGATCCCAACGGCGATGATCACCAGGATCAGCATCACTGCCAGGTCTGAGTGCAGACAGCTCACCTCACAAACTCAACATGCGTTTGTTTGCCGACCACATTCCACCTCACGGTAAACGGTCCGCGAAAATCGCTGTCAGGGTTGCATGACAGAGTGCCACGCCACCACGCATCGCCGGCGAATCCGTATCGATTGGGCTTGATGTTGATCGCTGTCTCTATGATGCCGCCGCACTCTTCATTCCAGACGTTTTCGGATGAGAATGTCAGAGATCCGTTTTGCTCTTTGCTGCATCCGCCGTTGACCTCTTCATTGGGCAGGCGGAAGCAATACCCTTGATCGTTTGAGTAGATTTCCCACACCTCTTTTGCCTCTGAGTCAACAGAATACATTGACGGTAGCTCATTGCTTTGCAGCGTCATGGTCACTCGATAGATACCGTCATCAATTAGCGGTCCATCATCACCGCAGCCCATGATCATGCCGAGGCACAGACCAACACCAAACCAAAACACAAATTTCAACGCAATGCGTGTCATTTCGCCATCCTCAGCATCGCCCTGGTGGGCGGTTTCGCAAGACACGCGCAGGCCAACTTGACCCGAGCCGTGATCTTGTTGTTTGCTACAGTACAGTAGTTTCCAGGGGATCCGGTCCCATGGCAAGATCGGCATCCAGGGCGCGGAATCAGCTTGAAATGCTCGCGTTTCCATGGGGCCACCTTGGCGCCGTGAGTTGGGCGCACGGGTGCCGGCAGGGCTCGCCTGACAGTTCTCATACCGATTGGCCCATAGGTGCGAGTCTTGAGCGCATGCGGCCGGCGAAACTCGCCCTGAAACTTTGCCATCGATCTTTTCAGTTTTCTCACCAAGTCATCCTTTCGTCAAATGTTTCCGCCATCGGTTCCGGGCGGCCACGCGTATTCACACACATCATCGTCATCGCATTCAACCTCAACATCTGGAATGCTTGGGTTTTCAAAGTCTGGCCTAGGCCAGCATGAGCTAAAGCTCAGATATCCGTACAGGCGCCACGCGCCAGCATGCTCGCGATAAATGATGCCCGTCTCAATATCGATCCACATCTCAAGGTGACTAGGGCGGCGCGGCATTTGAGACGGACTGCCGTATGCAATCTCTACCGCACCAACCCTAGTCTTTGGCGATCGCGCTGACGCAGAGGCGCACCCTACAGCGCCAATCATCATCAACGCAAAAAGCCTCATCCTGGCCTGCCTTTGCCTCTTTGATCCTCGAAATTCTCAAGCTCTTCAATCAGCTCATTTGCCTTTCGCACTGCGACTCTGGGGATGATCTCGGTGGCGGTGCGGCCGCCAGAAAACAGGCCGGCGGCAATCTGCATGGCCATCAGCTCTCTGATGGTGATGAGCTCGGCGTTATCGTCGCCCCTGTCACACACGGATGGGTTGATCTTGGTGGCCATCAGTCACCCCCCTGAATGGCCGGACCACTCTCCGGCCCGGCCTCAGCGAACGCGAAATCAGGCACACCCCGGATCTCTATGAAAGCCCCGGCCACTGCGACTCGCGTTGACTCGCCGGCATAGATTGGAATACGGCCGGTCACCGTGCCTGCGTCAGCCATGCCCGATGTGGTCACCGTGTACACGGCCATCATCGTGCCGTCATCATCAGTCTCAGTGTTGACGGCAACCATCTGAGTCGGGATGAGGTCCATGGTGAGATTGATGGTTGCTGCGGTTTGCCCCGTGAAACTGATCGAGCCCAACACGCCAGGCCTATCACCGTGAAACGTGACGGCCTCAGCATCTGCCATGCACCATGCAGATCCTGAGATGAAAGCCACAAACAACAACAGCGCCATGATTGATTTCATTTTTTTGCCTTTCGGGGTTTGGGTTGCCGTGTTGCCACGGGCGGCTCTTTGCATCCACTCCATGTGCCGCCTCGAGCCGCATAGTCTATTGTTGCCAAGTGCACACCGTATTTCTTGGCCAAGACCTTGAGAGGCGTCGGGGACGTCCCCCGACGGGCCCTTCGGATGGCGTCAACCTGTGCTGCTGTGAGCCTTGCCCTTGGGTTGCGTTCATTGGTGAGTGACCTGCCTGCATCTCTCATATCGCGCATGTTGTCCGAATGGGTTCCCGGTTCCATGTGATACGGGTTGCAGCACTGGGTTGTGTCGCACACCTTGTGACGCAACAGCATGCCGTCAGGTATGGGTCCACGGTACAGCTCATAGACTGCGCGGTGCGCTGGCACCTTGATGATCTTGCCTGCGCGCCGAGGGCCGACACGCTGACAGACGATCCCATACCCCTGCTTGATGTATCCCAGCCACAGCCAGCATCCGCTTTCACGATCCACCAACAACTTGGACAACAGCCTGTGCTGCGCGTTGCCGTTCAAGTCCTTGAGACCATGCGCACGATGGTAGTGCGGCACGGCGTTGGGCTTGGCTCTGCTGGCTCGAGGCATCACAGAAAATCCCCCAGTCCATCCATGAGCTCAGGCTTGTTTTTCTGGAACCAACGCAACGCCGCCAGATTCCACATGGCATGAGCCAGGTGCGGCAACGTGCTGTCTGGATCGATCTCTTGGCCCATGACCACGGCCAACAAGTGGCGATACAGGGCATCAACGTATCTGGATACGTCCGTGCATTTCTGCCAGTTGCGTTGCCCATACCGCTGGGCGCCGAACTGCGACACGTTGAGCATTTCCCACCAGATCCACTGAGGCATGCCCATGAAACTGGTTTTGTCGCTGTCCCATTTCTGGAAATCATTCGGATCAGGCTCGGCGTCAACCAATTCGCCGGCGCCGCCCGCAGACAGCTTGAGCTCATCTTGTGGATGGATCGCGTGGTCAAGCTCAACCTCTGAGATCTCACGTTGCATGGGGTGGATTTCCATCGGCGCCACGCCACAAGATTCCGTTCTGCCGTCACTCATACTCATCACCTGTTTCATCGGGCTCAGCGCAATCGCACGTGAACCCATTGTTGGTGCACCGCTCGCAGTAGACGCCGCAACACTCTGGGCATGTCAGCCAGATGTCTGCGATGTCACCGCAGCTTGTGCATTCCTCTTGAATCTCTTGGGTCATGTCGCACCTCAGAATGGCACGTCATCATCCATGGGCGGCGGACCATACGGGCCGCCACTGACCGGCACCTGCGCACCCGGGGGACCCTGGTAGCCTTGCTGTGGTTGCTGCCAATACTGCGGGTTTTGCTGAGCCACCTGTTGCGGCGGCTGTTGATACCCGTTGGCCTTGTCTTGCTCGTGTTGGTTGGGTTGTTGCTGTTGCCCGCCTCGAACGTTGCGACTTTCGAGAAACAGCACACGAAACGCAACAATGTTTGTGCCATATCGTTGCACGCCCTCACGATCAGTGTATTTGCTGTAGGTGATCTCACCTTGGATGTGCACCAGCGAGCCTTTTGCAAGATACTTGGCCACGTTGTCCGCCGTCTTGCCGAAACATGACACACGATGCCACTGCGTGACGTCTTGCCCGTTTTTGTCTTTGCGGCTTGTCGCCACAGACAGATTGCAAACGGTTGAGCCGCCTTGTGTGTGCTTGTGCTCGGGGTCTTGGCCAAGACGGCCGATCAGGTTAACGCTGTTGAGCATTGAAGTTCCTTTCGTATTGCTTGAGGATTTCGATGGCCTCGGCCTCGGTGCCAACACGATGATCGGCAAGCAAGTATGCTGGGCAGAGCGGCCATCCGTCATCGCCCCATATCAGACTTTTGTCAGATTGGTCAACGATAATCGTCGGCACACCGGCAGCAATCGCCATGCCGAGCTCTGAGTGTGTGCCTTGGGCTCCCGGCAGCAGCACAACACACACATCAGCGGTCACCACGCCATCAAACTCAGACTTGGCGACCGTCAGCGCGTCATCCTCATGTGTGCCGTGCACCCATACGTATGTTTGCGTGGCCTTGACGCCGGCACCGTGCAGGGCCTGCATGAACTGACCAACACGGCCCCGATGCTTCCATTGGGTTGCAACATAGATCTGCATGTGTCTCTCCTACGGCGCTGGCAGTGTGACCGGCAAGCACCGAAACTGGTATTGGTGTGTGTTGTCCCAACCGGGACCGATAAGAATAAAAATGGAATCACGATCAGCGCTCGAGGTTGGCGTGCCATCAGGCATGCAGAAACTGATGCGCCGATCAGGCACCAGAACAGTCCACCTGGCCGCCACCTGGTGATACCATTTCTGCGAACACCCAACCGGCGCGATCAGTACGCTGCGCACGTTGCGCTCAACCGCCTCATGTGCCGCCTTGGCAATCCAGTCACCAAACTTGGCAAACGGTGGATTGCAAAACGTCTTGTCATACCACGGATGCGTCAGGGCGTCGGTGGCCTCATCGTAGTATTCATCACACAGCGCGTTTTTGGCCGTGGCTGCAGCATCGAGCTGAAAGGGGCCATAGCGATCGCTCAGCCAGTCAAACAGCCATTGTGGTGTGCGCATGTCTTGGATCTTGGGTGGTTTGGGATTGGACACATCAGGCTCCTAGCTTGCGATCTTTCACAGACCAGCTCATGAATTGCTTGCACCCGCACTTGCAGGCGCCGATCATTCTATCGTGCTTGTCGCGCGCATGGGTGCACGTGCATTTCGCTTTCGTCTCTTTCTTCTCTGCGCTGCACGATCTGCATTGACGCTCGAGCTTGGCATTGGGACAACCGCAGTGACACGTCCACCCATCACGGATGCGCAGGCACTCGCCACAACCAAACACAAGTGAGGCATGGCCGTGGTGTTTCTCAAGATTGGGCCAGGTCATTTCGCAAGCCTCTGTTGCTGTTGCCGATGAAATTCGCAGTACGTCTCATTGACTCGATCGCGCTGACATAGAATGCAAAGCCCATCACTGTATTGGCGCATCTTATAGCGCTCGCGCCTGTCGATCACGGGGCCATCGCCATTGGGGCAGCGCAGGCGGTTGTGGCCAGGCTGGTTGCATCTACCACATAGGGGCTGGCGCCTCATTGCTTCTCCGTCGTTTCGTGGGCCCGTTTCAATAATGTCCGCATGCGCCTGAGCTCTTTTTCACGCTTGGTCATCTCTTGCGTCCCTTATCATCTGTTACCGGATTGGTCAAGGGCCAAATCTCGCGCCACCTCGAGCTGCGGCAGCACCGAGCGTACACCGGCACCGCATCAGGGAACGCACGATCAATGGCGTCCATGGCCTCGAGCATCTCTTGATCCCAATACCACTTGCCACCACGCGGATCGGTGTAGACCCAAATGCGATCAGCCACCAGCGATCTCCGCCGCCCACCGTATGGCATGTTTCATCAATGCACCTTGCTCAATGTAACCTGATGCTCATCACCGTCATCGGTACTTGTGCCAGTGATTTTGTGCAGCACCTGGCACAACAGATCATGCACGTCTGATGGCGTCAGGCCTGGTGGCACCGTGAGGTCAGCTGAAAACTTGCCGGTCTCGAGGTTGATGGTGGTCGACAGTTGTAGGAACACCTTGTTGGGATCATCATCCGTCTTGGTCATCTGCATCCTCGCTCGGCTCAGACATGACGGCCGGCCAATACCAAAACAGCGCAGCCGCAAGGGCATCCTGATAGGTTTCGTCAAACAGCTCTGCATCTTCAAGGGTTTCCTCAATCATTCGATCTCACCAATCTCTTTAAGGCAAACGGTTGCGAGCTCGGAAGCGAACCCGGAATAGCTCATGTTGGAAATCTGCACCAGGGCGGCGGTGGCGGCCTCGAGTTTGCGCGTGGCATCCTCAAGATGGCGATTGACAATCCCCGCCTGGGCCTCGGCGCCGTTCTCAAAGGACTCCTGAGCGCGACTTGCCGCCTCTTGTTTGGCAATCTTGAGATGCGTGGCCAGCTCATTCACCGTGGCTCTGAGGCTGCGGTTTTCGGTTGCCAGTCCGGTGAGCTTTTTGCGTAGCTCGGAAAACTCGAGCTCAATGGCGGTCATTTGGTCAGTCATGGTCTACCCCCAAAACCTCAAGCCACCTCCCCCCACGGTCTGCGCCCTCGAGTTGGGCCAGGGCGTTAAACCAGATCCTGGCCCAACGAGGATTGCCCTCATCTGCTGCCTTCAACCAGCGCTTGCGGATGCGGCGCCACTTTCGATCATGCCAATAGTTCGGGGTGCCTGTTTCCATGGTCGGTTTGCCTTTCCTGCACATGAGCCGGTCGGGTTAGTCGCTGCCTTGATTGGCGTCCCGACCGGCTCTGTTGTGCTGCAGTATCTATTGCCATATTGGCAAACAGAGGCCGTGTTGTCAATACGGAAAAGCACACGGTGTCATTTTTCCTGATGGGCATGGTTGATTTTCTCAACCATCCAAGGACCAAAACATCCAAGGCCTTGATCTTGCTTGAGGGTCCCCCGGTGCAGTTCTAGGCGAAAGCAACTAAACATGTGAATTTACGCAAGAATTGACTCGACATGCCATTTATAGCATAGCGAATATGCTATCAACCGCAGCAAGTCTCTACGATCAGGTGACATTTTGGGCAGACCAGCTTTTGCTTTTGCGGCTGTATGATTGCACCACAGCCGGGACAAACATCACGACAGTCAACCGGGGGACCTTGACGCCCAGCTGATTTCCCTTGGCCTTGGTCCGTAATGTCATCCTTGATTGTACTCATGATTAGATCATCCAGCGTAGAACCTGACCCTTCGGGTTTATCCCCCATGTTTTTGACGTCAAGTGGGAAACTTTTTACGCACCAAAACCTCAATGATTCTCCAGGTGCGAAAAGTTTTACGCACCCCCCTTTGACGCAGTGAGTCATGCGCGAGCACCGGACTTGACGCACTGCGTTGATGATTTTATGACGCGGTGAGTCACAGAATTCGCCAGCAATATCATAGTGATGCATCATGCGGATATTGTTTGGATTATCTGACTTGGCTGAGATTGTTTAGGATTCTCTTAACCTCATGCTCTGGCATAGGTGGGCGGCAGCACTCATAATTGACGCGCCACACCTCACGCTCGACATCGGCCCATGACGCGCCCTCACGCAGCATGTGGTACCCCATGGCGTTGACCGCGTGGTTGCGGCCGCCCTCGGCAATAATGCGGGTCCATGGCCGCCATGACGCGCGCGATGTGTCCCCGGCATGTCCCCGGCTCGCCGCTGGGGAATGGGGGGCCGCAGAGGGCCGCGGGTACGCCGCCAGCACGGCCCCAATGTCATGCTCGAGCGCCGGCGCCACTGGCACCCATCGCACCAGCCGTGGGCGCTCTTTGCAGTGCCAGAACCCAGGCAGGCGCATGACTCGAGGCAGATCGTTGATCTTGTTGTCTGTGCGAAAATGAGCGCTCAGATGCCTCTGTGCCTCCCTGAACTGCCACAGCGGTTGGTTGGGCCTCAGGCGCCAATAGCAGTGCGGCCCGCCAGGGCTGTATACGATGGCGGCCGGTGGGCAGCGGCGGCTGAAAAAGCGCTTGCCGCCACCGTCATCATCGGTGAACAGAGCCCGCAGCCCGATGATGTTTTGAGTGCTCCTGGCCACCAGATCCGTCCGGTTGACCGTCCAAAACACGCCTGCGCCATGGCTGTTGAGCCTGGCGAGCTCGCGCCAAACCTCGGTAAACGATCCGTGCAGCACGCGCGCCAGATGTCGATCGTTGCCGCGGTCAGAAAATGTCTGGTATGTGCAGGGCTCGCCGTACGCAACGGCGCCTAGAAAGCCCTCTGCGTCAGCCCTCAAGGGCCGCTGAGAGCTGCGCATCATTCAGTGGTCTCCAACGGTTTCCGGCAAGAGCGCTGAGCACCCGGCTGGCTTGTTGAAACGTGAAATTTTGGGCCATGATGCCGCGTTTTTGCAGGGCGTACAATTGAGGCATCGTGCAGAGGCCCGCCTTGCGACGGTCAACGATCTTTCCGATGAGCCGGCTGGCCTCTTTCTTACCAAGATCGCCAGGCAAATTGTCAGCATACTTGCCAAACGATTTTCGCAACATTTCCATCTGTGCCCCGGTCGCCTCGGCGTATCCGTATTTTTGATGCAGAAAATCTCGCTTAATGCCAAGATCGGAATATGGATCAGGGTCAAAAGACCGATACGAAACGTCAGACCTGACGCCATGCCTGCGAGATCTATCGCGGGCCTCACGTTCAAGTTGAATGCGCTTGAGCTCTTGGGCTTTCTCTTTGGCCTCATCCATCCCCATGGCCTGGCCCGCATCTCGCACAACCTCTTTGATGAGTCTCGCATCGTCATCGCTTTCATCGCCGGCCAGAGCGTCAATCGCCGTGACGATATCATGCCGCACGGTGGCGCCAACAAAATCCAGCACCAAAAGATCGCTCTTGCCGGGTATGGGGCATTTCGGCCCGCCCCGAGTGCCGCGGCCCACCATTTGAGTGTACAATGATCGGCTCTTGGTTGGCCTTGCCACTGCAACGCATGAGACCGGCGGGCAATCGTATCCCTCTGTCGCGATCCCCACATTGACAAGATATTGAAAGTCACCACGCTCAAATGCCGCCGTGTTGGCGTTGCGCTCATCCATACTCATTTTGCTGTCAATCGACGTCGCGCACCCGTCTCGATACCGATTGAACACCTCGGCCATGCGTCTCGAGTTGTCTATTGACGTGGTGAAAACCATCGTCTTGCGATCCCCGGATAGCTCTAGCGTTGGCTTCACAACCCCATGGATCGCCTCTTCACGCGACATGATGGCATCAAGATCCTTTTGGTTGAGATCCCCCGCGGTGGTTCTCACACCCATGAAATCGATCTTGTTGATCGCGATCATTTGCATCTTGATGGGAGCAAGCCACCCATCTTTGATGGCATCGTTGATCTCATACTGAAACGCCACGCTATCGATGACCTGACCAAGGGCCAGGCCGTCTGCGCGATCAGGCGTTGCGGTGAGCCCAACCACCTTGGCACCCTTGAAATAATCCAACACGGCGCGATAGGTTGCCGATGCCCCGTGGTGCACCTCATCGATGATGATGAGCGCAAAGTCATTGGGCTCATAGCGCGCGATCCTGCGCTGCCGTGACAGGCTCTGAATGCTGGCCACCACCGGCGTGTTGAGCGTCAGGTTGGCGTATCGGCTCGCCATCTCAATGCACGGCTTGATGCCAAGGCGTTTCTCGATGCGCGCGCCAGCCTGACTGATGAGCGACTCACGGTGAGCGATGAAACATGTGCGCCCACCGATGCGGCGTATCAGGTCACATGCGATCTCTGTTTTGCCGGTGCCAGTCGCCAGGATGAGCATTGTTGCTCGCACATCCTCAAGCTCTTTCAGCGCCGCGTCTGCGGCTTTGAGCTGATAGTCACGCGGCGTGAATGTTGACGGTTGTGCGGCGGGTGTGTCCGGTTGCGGTTGTCCGAACAACTCCAGATTTGACATGCATTTACCTCCAAGCGCCATCAAGGCAATTGATGAGCTGACGAAATCCCCCGCGATATATCAGGCCGAGCGTCTGTGTCCAACCGCTTGGCGATTCTGCGTTGAAACGCAAAACACGGTGCGATGATGTGCCCACGCACCAGGCGCCACGCAGGATCTGTGCGATGTGTTCATGACCATACATGATTTGGCCAAACGCCATCTCAAGGTTTTTGATGTTACCCCTGGCACCGCGTGGCCCCTTGTGCCCATGCGCTGAGACATGAATGCCCTCAATCTTGATGTCAACTGCGCGGTCATGCGGCAACCACTCGGCAGATCCTGGCGCCAGCCTTTCGGCCTCATACGCTAGTGGGTCGTAACCGTCACACAACAGGATTGCCAGATAGAGCGCATATCGCAGGTTCCATGGCTCTCCCTTGAACCAACAGCGCTCAAGATATTTGTACAGAAACGCATGATGGTTGCTTGGCACGATCACATTGTTCCAATGTCGATGCTCATCCAAGAATTGAGCAACGGCCGCGATCTCTGCCTGTATTGACAGCTTGTCCGCCATCGCGTCTTGCGCTCGAGTGATTTCTTGGTTGCGTTCCCAATGGTTGCATGAAATGCCGCCAAAAAGATCATGCAAAAACGTTCTCTTGGGCCTCAGAATCTCGTGTATCTCATTCAGGCACTTGACCACCATCGGATCGGTCTCGAGCACATGAATATCGCCAGGCACCATGGCCTCACACTCGATGTCACGCATGCCGTCTGCGCTGTAATATTTCCCTAGGTCAACCATGCCACCGATGTCATCGGCCTGCATTTGTCTGAAATGGAAAATGCGATCATCGTGCACGTCAACAACAATGCCCCCCATCACATGATCATGGGTCGCAATGTAGGCTCGCTTGAGGCTGCGATATTCGCTTGGGCTGTATGCGGGGCGAGTGCACGCGCCTGGCGTCATCACTGCGTGCGGCCATTTGTGGTTGGATGTCGAAGTGTAGCGCAATCGCTGTTTCGGGTTTGCGTACACAAACGATCCGTCACGTTGGCCGATGCGCATCAGGCTTGTTGACGGATCGATCTCTGCGGCCTGCAGCTCAACGTTGGCCAGAAACAGATTGCGATTGATGCTTGTTTCATCCCTCAGAACGCCATACGGCTTGAGGGCGCTATCAAGGTACCCTCTGCCGTTTGGTGATACTCGAGCCGCAGAGTATGCACATGGCAGAATGATCGGTTCTGCATTGTTGCGGTTGCAGTATTCATCGATAGCCTTGAGCATGCCAAGATCTGCATCTGCCCCAACAACCGCAGACGTCAGGAAAAAGCTGCGATGCTTTGACTTGATCTTGCCACGCTTGAATCTCGGCTGAGAAAATGACTCTGTTGGCGCATCTCCAAACGCATCAGGCGCGCCCTGACGCAAGTGAGCCTCGAGCCCTTTGAGGTTTTCGAAGTAGCGCCGCACCTGTCTCTCACTGATTTTTGCGTCTGTCAGCTCAGAGTGCTTCGGCATGCGTCCATTCTTTTTGACAAATGCCAGGGCCTTGGCCTCGGTGCGAATGCGCTGCCTTTCATGCTCGGCCTCAACGGGGCCCTTGAGCTCGCGCTTGATCTTGCGCAGATGCTTCAGTGAGTGCTTGGGGAAAATCTCGCCCCATTCTGGCTCTGCTGTTTTCATCAGTTTTTCGATCTGACGATCAGTGAGCGGCTTGTTGGGCTTGGCTACCATGGGCGATGCTCCAATAGAGGCATGTCAGCAATACTCATGCACATGTCATAGTAACGGCTGCACAGATCTAGCTGTCGCCTGGATTCCTCGAGCTCATCACCGCACCCTATGTTGTGGCCAGACATCCGACTCAGATCCTCAAGCGCCCTGGCGCGGCCAGCCTCGGCACGCATCCATGCGGCGAATAGCGCCGTAATAACGGCACACACCAGGGCCATCTTGACGATCTTTGGGGTCATGCGGCCGGCGGCTCCGAATCCGGTAGCTCAGATGGGCCAAATCCCCATGATTTCCCGGCAGACAGCTTGTCAGGCACTACGGGCGTCAAATCCTCCGGCGCATCAATGATTGCGCTATGGGCGCTGCCCTCATCCTCGGCCTGATCGTATGCCACAAGGTTGCGATCCAGGTCAGGCAGCTCTTTGCATAGGCGGCTGATTGGCAGCTTTCTCTCCATGCGTTTGGGCCAATTCTGCCACGCTCCAGATGGCTTGCGGGCCTCTGCCATCTTGCGCGCCTTGTCTAGATCGTCATTCGTACACCAGGTTACTGCCACCAAGGTACCATTGCGATATGCGGCCGCATAGGCCCCCAGGCGCTTGCCTTTGCTGCCTGCAAGGTTTGGGCGATGCATGATGTGCATGGGAGCTATGGTGAGCTCAAAATCCTCATCATCGTAAACTGTTTCAGCGACGATTTGATACCCGGATTGGCCGGCCTTGAACTGGTATCCCCTATAGCTCACCATCAAGGTGGCCTCGTTTGCTTGCTCTTTCTTGTTGTAAAACGGTACCAGGTAGCAATGCTGGCGCTCGAAATCGAGCCCCATGATGACGGCCTTTGACACTGATCGCACCAGGCTGGACGGCGTGCATTCCCTCAGTTTTTCGTGCTCGGCCACGCGGATCATGGCTGATCGTATGGCCAGGCGAGCCGCTGGCTTGTCGGCAACATCCTGTAAAATGCTGCTCTGTTTTGTCTTGAAATAGCGGTTGATTTCTTGCAAGGCGGCGTTGGCCTTGGTGAGTGCCTTGGTCATTGGTTTCATCCTTTCGGTTTGCGTGCCGATATGGAGCGTTGCAACACGTATGAGACGGCGCCGGCTTTGTCAAGCTGGTTAACAAATTCTCGCTCGGCAGCGGCGCCCTTGCCGCGCGGTGCATTTGATTTGACCGCCTTGACCACTGCTGTTTTTTTGATGGCCACAAATGCGCGCATTTGCTCCTCAGAAAACCGTTGAGCCAACACAGGCCACGCATGCCGCGGATCAATGTGCATCTTTTTCTTATCGATCATAACCAGCTCACGCCCGTCAGGCAGCGGCAATGGCTGTGCATCAATGACCGCCGCCCGCAGTGCCGATCGATAGTCATCAAGCACTTTCTCGAGCAACAGCACCTGCGGGTACAGGGCCGACAGGTGTTCATATGACAGATCGTCAATGGTGGCATCCGTCAGTGCGTACATGCATGCCAGGGCATATTGCGTGCGTGCTTCGCATTCGTACCGCATTGGGCAATACCCGCAGTGCGATCCGGGTGCATACTCTTTGCCGGCATTGCGTTGCACCTGAGTATCGCGTTGCCACATGGCGTCAATTTCGTCCTGTCCAATATCGTGGGTGTACGACGAGCCAACCGCCAGATTGATGGCAATGGCCTTGACCGGCTTGTTGCCAAACTCAGCGCGGGCCTGATCTGCATAGTCGGTCAGCTGTTCTTTGGCGTCGGTCTCGAGCATCCCAGATTTCCAATCTATGATCACGATCAGATCCTCTGACACCAACATCCAGTCAGGGGTCCCCCGGCTGAGCGATCGCTCATAGAACACGGTCCCCTCTGGCAAGTGATCCTCAATGTTGGCCAGAGCTCGCCTGGCGTTGTGCAACAGCTCGGCCACTTCTTCGGTATTGATGCCATACCTGGTGGCAACTTTCTCAACCGCGTCATCGGGCGCCATGCCGTCACGCAGAACAAGCACGATCGAATCATGCACGCCTTTGCCTTTGCGGGTATAGATGTTGTCCGATGAAATCGGAAACTGTGGATCCAGCACGCTGGATGCACAAAGCAGTGACAACGGGCGTTTGGATGGTCGGATTTTGATCTTCATGGCGGGGGATCCTTTCATTTTTTGTTGTCAGGGTGCAATGGGCATGTGTCGTCATGCCCGTGGTGGGCGAGCTTATACGACAGGCATCTACAGATCGGGTTGTCGCGTGGTGGCTCAATCACCGGAATACGCATAGGCATTGTGTCGTCATTCCATTCTGACTCAGGCGTTGTGGCCACAACGATGCGGCGGTGTGAGTCCCATGACCATCCAGGCCGGATCCAGTCCGGCGCTCGGCTGGGCGGCGTGAGCTCCGGCAAATCGCCAACCTGACCAGAGATATTGACTGACGCCAATGGCTGCCAGACTTCCCATGCGTTGTTTTCATACACCACAGTTGCCAGCATGCCAGGCATCATCACCTGATCGTTGACGCAATTCCATGACCAATAAGCCACTGCACGTTTATTTATCATCCGTTGCCATCCTTGTTGTGTTGTTCAGCGTTGGCGGCCATGATGTGCCACGCTGCCTCATCGTCGCACCACTTTATGTGCTCCAGAATCAGCGCGCGCTCATCAATGGTCAGGCTGCGCTCGTATTCAAGCTTGGTGCGCAAGCGCTCCGCCTCGAGTTGCAGCTTGATTGCCTCTGACTGATGTTTGCTCATTGTCACAATGGTAATTGATGGCAACTTGTCGGTCAAGCCATATTGCCATGTTGACAAAAAAAATCTACACTGATAGGCATGACGCTAGAGGATTGGTTGACGGAGAACGCTTTCACATACGCCGCTTTCGGCATCATGGTGGGGACAACGGCCCCGGTTGTGTGGAGATGGGCTCACGGGCAACGCCTGCCATCAGCCAAATTCATGACCAAGATCGTTGATGTCACCGATGGCGAGGTAATGCCTAGCGATTTCTATAACTTAGAGGGTTGAACCGCATGCCAGAAAAATCCACCACCATCATCATTCAGGGGGACGCCGTGCAAGCCACCCCGGGCGCCAACGGGCTGGATTTGCGCGTGACATCTGACATCGTCATCAGTCACCGCAAGGTCACAATGGCGGCAACTGGCGTGCGCTTGAGCATGCCGGAAGGGTGGTGCGCACTGGTGCTGCCAAGGTCAGGGTTAAGCCGGGCTGGTGTGGTGTTGGTCAATTCGCCTGGTCTCATCGATTCTGACTATCGTGGCGAGATCATGGCCATGCTGACGCTTGGGTCTCACGCTAGCGCCGATGAGCTCGAGCTCAAGGCCGGTGCTCGCGTGGCGCAGTTGCTGTTTTTGAATCAACCACATTTTCACCTCTTACCCGGCGCTGTGTCGGATGATACGGATCGAGGCTCCAAGGGGTTCGGATCGACAGGGGTATCCTGAGGGTGGGTGCAAGGTGGCGGCTGGCTGGCGGGGCCGGTCGCCACCAACCCGATGAGCCATGCTGATTACCTATGTTGCATTGACCGTTTTTTTGGTGTCGTTTTTCCTGATGACAATCATTGCCGTCAGGCACACATGCATGCTGTGGCATCGAACCGATATGGCCAGGGCGAGGCTGATACGTCGCGCGCGCCACACATATTCGTTTCCGATCTATGACAACAATCACCCCAAGTTTTGCCGCGCCCACAAGTGCGTCAATGCGCCAACGGTGGATTTTTTTGGCCACCATTTCTGCCAAGAACATATGGAAAGGCACTTGCATGAGATCTCTATTGATGCTCGCGTTGATTGCTAGCGCATGCTCACACGCGCCGCCCGCTTACATGGTTGTCACCGATCAGACGGGCGCATACCGCATACCATTCTACGCTGAGCTGCCATCTGTGTGCGAAACCAAAGATCCAGCCGTCACACAGGATGGCAAGTTGTGGGTGTGCGTGCTCGGCAAGTGGTATTGGGCAGCACAGATAGGGGCAATCTATGAAGGTTGGGACAGACCCGAGTCTTTATGACGCAATCATGCGCGTGTGGCCAAAGCGGAAACGTGGCGAGTCACTGCGCAATCCGGCGGCCAAAGAATTTGCTGACATGCTGGCGCCGCATTTCGAGTGTCTGCATGGGCCGGTCAAGGTGTACACCAAGGCCGAGATCGAAGCGCTAGAGCTCGAGATCAAAAAACAACGCCAACCTCAATGAGCTTTTGCTCTGCCTCGAACGGCAGCAGCTTAGACAACGGATGTGCGTTGACCTCTTCGCGAAACAGATCCATGTCCCACTTGTAGCCAGGGCACTCCTTGGTGGCCACTTCGCTGTGTCCTAGCGGCGGGCACCCCCAGGCCTGCAGAAGCGCACAGAGCTCTGCGACGGCATCCCATTGCTCAACACGCGGCCGCCAGAAACGAAAATCACCGATGCAGGCAACGCTCACGGTGTGACGGTTCCAATCCCACCCCGAGTGATGCCCCCAATCAGCCAATTCGATCGCTTGCTCGAGCCGGCCAAATGGCGACGCCACCACGTGGTACGGATTCTCTCTGCCGGTTACCCCCATGAGCTCGGGATGCTTTTGAAATGCCTGGCACAGCAGCTCTGCGTCAAGCTCATTATCACCGATGGGATGAGATTGCAGCCCAGACAGCCTGATACGGTGAATGATCGTTGCGTTGAGAATGCCAAGATCTCGCTCGCGCCGGCGCCTGTCCATGCACGCCTTGATGCGATCGATCATTTTGATCATGGGGCCCTGTATACCTTTTCACCATTTTTTCTGGGCTTGGCGGCAAAGGCTGCGAACCGCCGCACGCCCATGAAATACATCCGGCGCCGCCACCACCACATGCCATCCTCTTTGAGGCAGCGCAGGAATTCCTGATCGGCCAGCTTGCGGAAACGCTTAGGCAGCTTAGAGTGGCGCAGCATGGCATACAGCGCATCATGCACTGCCGCGCCGCGCATGTTGGTTTTGTCATCCTTGGTGGGGCCAGATGGGCCGTCATACATGAACCCGGCGTGAATGGTCAGGAGGCCACTGGGGGACAAATCCACCTTGGACCCATTGGTGAGCGCCTGACTGTACGCACCAAGGCCCTTGAATGCGCACTGATGCAGGTACGTCTCATGCACCCTGTATTTGTACCCATGCAGGCTGGTGTAATAGATATGGGCCGTCATCGCTCTTTCATTCCTCGGATCACTCTCCATTGCAATTTTTCGATCTTGGAGTCCATGCGCTGCACTTGCTCTTTGAGCTCTTCAGAATCTTCTTTGGCCCTCATGCGGGTTTCTGCAACGGCCCCGGCCACTGCCGCCTTGTTGTCATCCAGGGCCTTGAGGATCTCTTTTTTCATTTCCTTGGTTGCCATGACCTGAGCATTGAGGGCCTCTTTGTGCGCCTCGGCAGATGCCTCAATGCCAGCCAGCTTTGTTTCATGCTCAAGCACCATGTTGCCGGCGTAGGTCCCCCCGGCTGACAGGGCGGCCACCACGGCGCCGATGACGGCCTTGAGCCAATGTTGGCGCATGATGTTGGCCTGTGGGCTTTCGTTTGGCTCTGAGGCGTGAGGCGCGGCAAGATCGGTCATGTCTCGATCATACCGATAACCGCCTGATGTCACAACACGGCGATCTGATCGGTGATATTGACCTCTGTGGCGTCAGGCACGGTGATTTGCAACTTGGCGTATCGATTGCGGTTTACAGCGCTCGCCAATGCTGGAACATCGATATCAACCGTGTATTTGCTGTTGTTGACGCCCTCGAATTCGCTTGAGCGGATGAGCGCAACGTTGAAAAATCCGTTCACGTCAGTCACGGCGCTGACGGATGATGCAATCACGTAGCTTGCGGCCTCGGCGTAGACTCCAAGGTCACACTTGAGCTTGAACGTGATCGTGGCACCTGAGATCGGCATGCCGTTGATGTTGAGCAAAAACCCATACACCTGACACGTTGCCGGAGCCGTTGGCGCTAGGACTCCATAATCGTAAAACACGCTTAGCTCTTCAATCGATGGCGAGGTGACATTGTCTGTGGATTGCAGCACGATTTTGATCTTGATGGTTGAGTTGGCGCTGAGAACGTTTTGAGCCTGTAGATTGATGTCTGCCTCTGTGTTTGCCTGTGCAAACGTACCGTCAGATGATGACCATGATGCCCCATCCCAATAGAAATCTGCGCCATTGACGTTGATGATATATCGGATGTCAGTGTTGGCGGGCACTGTGACGCTTGCGGCCATCGCCGGCACCGGGAAATCCTTGGCAATGAGGCTGTTGTTTGTCAGGATCGTGGCTTCGCTAGGGTATTCCTGGCCGGTATACGTGATCGAAAGAGCGTCAACGCTGGCCAGGGTGTTCGAGCCAGGAAACACTACCTGCACGGCCACGTCAGAATCCTCATCAACATCCAGCGTTCCGATGTTGGCATTGATGGTGGCAAGCGTGTTTGATTGTGAATAGCTGCCGTCAGATGCTACCCATGCGGCACCGCTCCAATATTGACCCTTGATCGTGTACTTTGGTGATCCGGCCTCGGTGATTGCCATTGACTGCAAACTCTGAATGGCACCGATTGGTTCGCCGTACGCCAGTAATGGCAGATCAATCGTATCCTCACCGTAGATCGTTGGGTCTATGGTGTAGCCTGGCGTGTAGCTTGTGGTGTGCTGGGCTCCGGTGAACACAATGAAATCGTCAAAGCTGCCATCGGCAAAGTTGTAAATGGCCGGCGATGCGCCGAGGTAATACCTTGTAGCGCTGCCTCGGGTCCATGCGCCAGGTGATGACGTACCCAACAGGACACCATCAACAAACACGCGCACTAGTCCGGACGTTGCATCAATAACAACCTCAACCTCATATTCCTGAGCCGCCGTTGGAGACCATCCGGCCAGAGATAATGCCGGCCCCAACACGAGAACCCCTGATGAGTCATACAGCGTCAGGCGCAGATTGGTGCCGCTTGGCGAGTGTGTCAGTGAAAATTTGTCATTGTTGTTGGTTCC